CAGTAGTTGTGACGCCAATAATGTCAGAAGTTGTAAAGCTGGTTGCTATTGCTTTAGCAATGGTAGGTGTATTGCCAGTTGCACCATTTACATAAACCACCGTGCCATTGGCTATAGTTGCGCCAGTTTGATTTCTAACTCGTACAATTTGTTCTTGACCGATGTTTACGGTCATTTGGCTGTTATCGTTGTAATACGCTAATGTTTTAGCATCGGTATCGTAAAAGACTTTGCCTTCTAAATAAGTTGGCGGTGTAATTGGGGTAAAGTTTTCTTCTATAACGCCAGTAACAACGCCTGTGTCGCTTACCGTTACTATGCTGTTCTGCAACAATTTGCCTGTAGTAGTGTCAAAACGGGCTATTGCGTTGTCTGTAGCGGAAGCAGGGCCTACTACATCACCGCCAGCATCGGTATTGTCTACCTTTTGCCAAATAGACCCGTTATATACTGCCCAATCGCCCACAAGCCAATCAGTAATCCCGTTAAGGTTAGTATTACCAGCAACATTGACCACATAGTAATAACCCTTAGTACCAACAGAAGAAGTAAGGGTAGGGGTATTAGTGCTTGCATCCCATGTTCCTTGGTAATTTAGTGCGCCTAATACTGCCGCAGGAAGTTCAGAAACAGGTACTTTGCCAGTTGCATCTAATGTTGCCACGCCCAATGCTGCACCTGCATCCTTGGTAGAAGCTGTGCCTAAACCCGTAATATCCGTGTTTGGAATAGTGCTTGAAGCGGTCATTGGCGTTGTGCCAGTACCCTTGACATAGCCTGTCAAAGTAGTTGCACCTGTACCGCCATTAGGAACGCCAAGAGTGCCAGTAATGTTAGAAGCTGGCAGGGTTACACCGCTAATCGTACCGCCTGTGATGGCTACGGCATTGGCATTTTGCTCTGCCATTGTGCCTAAACCAGTTAATTGGTGGTCGGCATTCCAATCTGACGGCTCTACAAGTGTGTCATCCCCAGCATCAGGAACGGTTGATACCTTTAAATGCTTGACTGTTATAGGCATTACTGTACCCCGATAATCTTACCGTCTTGACCCCGAACTACCTGCTTCGGTCTATTGTGGTTCTCGTTTATGGTATTGACCAAATCACCTAATGCTAAAGTCATTTGCTGGTTGCTCATGGCAATAGCATCGGCAATAGGTTGCATAGGATGTTGCATAGAGGCCGCCATATCCATCTCTGTCATGTAAGCCTGTTCACCGCTTGATTCATCAGCACCAATACGAGCAACCTCGATCTTAGCCCCGTTGTTAATGTGTGCTAACAAGACTTGAGTATTGCGCTCGGTGTGCATCTTCATCTGTGCGACCTTGACTTCCATCTCACGATCCATAGCATTGCGCTGTTCTTCTAGCTGGAATTTAAGCTGGTTTTCTTGGGCTTGGTACTCTTGTTTAGCCTTTTCCAGTTCCATCTGCATCTGCATCTTTTGCTGATCCATTTGCATTTGCATCTGCATTTCAGCCTGTTTAGCCTGAATCTTGGCTTGCTCAACCTGCATAGTCATCTGCATCTTCTGCTGTTCAGGGCTTGGTGGTTTGGGTTGACCTTCCATTTGCTTGGCTTGCTGACGGAACTTATCTGCTGTTTCGTCAATCAAACCTTCTAATCCTTTGCCAGCCTTAAATGCGGTTACGCCAAACTTGAGCATCTCCATCATCATTGGAGTGATCTCAGGCGTAGCTTGTGCGGCAGGAATAGCTTGGCTCAAGAATCCACCCATCGCTTGCAGAAACTCCATGCGGTCTGCTTTTTCTTGCTGCTCATCCTGATAAATCATGGAATCCGTAGTTACTTCAATACGGAAATTCTTAGCTGGCTCATCCTTCAATAATGCTAAGGCTTGTGGGATAAGTGCTTGATCTTGTGGGGATAATTGCATTGCACCGCTAATCTTAACGATAGTGTCATCGGTAAAATGCTGGCAAATAATCTGTGCTTTAATTTGCAACAAGGCGGTAGCAAAGTTCACTACATCGTGCTGCATAGTCTTTAAACGACCTGACGCATTGTTTGATTTGATAATCTGTGCGCCAAGGGTTTCGCTTGGATCGGTCTGACCACGCTGAATATCAGCAATGCCCATGATCTCGTAGATTTGACCCTTGACTTGCTCCATAGCCTGATAAGCCATGTTTAATCCAGCAGCAATCGGGGCAATGTCTACAAGGTTAATAGCTCCTTGCAACCCACCTTTTTCGCTAAATGCACCGTAGTTTTTAACTGGCAGCAATGCATTGTTCTCGCCTTCCGTAAACAAACGGGCAAGGCTAGGTTCAGAAGCATCGTATACGCCACGAACTTTAAGGGCGTTGATGAAGCCATCAATACGGTCTGCAAGCGTGTCTAGCTGCCTTGCTTGGTCTTGATACAGCACAAAGTCAGGTACAGGGATTAGGCTGTCTGTCGTGAGGGTAGAGAACATGGGTTTTGGGCAAGGCCAAAAGTTTTCAAGCTGCAACGGATCGTCACGGGTATCAAGAATCTCACCCATCGATTTGGATAGCCAAATGACTTGACCTGTGGCTTTGTCCCAAATCTCATAAATCAAGGCTTCCCGTGAACCTTCGCCCATCTTTTCGTTAAATGACTTGGATGTTTCAGGCTTGGTATCAAGCGGAATCTTACCGCCAAGTTCCTCACCAAAGCGTTCAATCAGAGCATCACGCTCCATATAGACTTTACGCCATACTGCGGTTACTTCTTCCCATGTACGGGCAACGGTCATGCCAAAGTCACGCCAGTAAACATAATCGACTGGAGCGCATTCGTACTCTATGCGCTCTTGATCTTCACGGTAAATACCACCTTCGGTTTCGGCTTCGTCTGCATCTTCGGTTACTTGAAAACCATCATCGGGCGCACCTTCGCCCATTCCAGCAGCTTGACCAACAATATGTGGCTCATAACGAACCCATGCAGTACCACGCCCACCAAGTAAACGGTCTTGAACCGCCTGTTTCATTGCACTAGCATAGTCACCGTAATGCTCAATTTCGTACTCTAATGCCCGTTCTAGCATCATCGAGGCTACACGACCAATTGGGTCGTTATCACGGAATCTACGGCTTACATCGGGTCTTGGCAGTCTTGCAAATACCGCTGGAGTAATGGTTTGTACATTGCTCCATAGGATATTGAACTTAGCGTTTGGATTGTTTCGGTTACGGGAATCGTCACGATACCGCTTAACGATCTTATCGGCTCTGCCTTCCCATTCTTTGAATGTACGCTCGTACTGAGCAATGCAGTTGTACCAGTCTTGGTATGTATGTTCCATGTTTATATCCTGCGATTAACTATTTTAGGGGTTTGATTCCATAATTCTTGCAGAGTTACTTCCGTTTGCCCGACATGAAGTCCTTTAGGCCTTGAATCCGAGAGGATAGGGCTGTCCTCGTCTTTCCAAACAATTGACATATAGCGGAAAGCATCGGCAGAGTGGCTCGTCCAATCATGTTTCGGGCGGTCATTAAAGCATTTTTTATCATCATTCCACTCTCGTTGATATTGCCGCAAACATTCGATTCCTTCTTCACACTTATTATCAAACCAAGCACGGGTTAATGCAAGCCTTGTTGCTTGTATTCCGTCTTGAATTGACAGATTTGGTACGATTTTTAGGTGTTTTATGTCAATTTTTGCAGAAATTTGTTCAATTATGCTCTTTCCACCGCTTGCTAGTGTTTTAGCCCTAGCGTCATGAGGTAGGTAATGGTAGCCATATTTGTACCCAAACTCATCCTCTTTTTGCTTTATAAGCATAGTGTAAAACGGTATTGCTTGACCGTTACTGGAGTGATGGTCTAGCACCCGAATCTCACCGTAAACCACCTGAAACCACCAAATACTCGTACTGTCGTTGAACCCCAAATCCCAAGCGGTATGGCAGGGGAACATCGGGTCATAGTCTACGGTAGTAATACGCTCTAAATCCGTGATTCTACGCATCTCCTGCCCGTAGTACGCCCCAAGAATAGCGGCCTCGAACGAGCATAGGAACTCTTGTTCGTACTGATTGTCTGACATTGTGGCTTTGGCATCGTCTAGTTCGGATTGGGCCAAAAGGTGCGTTTGGTCTGCCCGTAAGACTTTTACATACCAATTAGGCTTTTTAGTGGCTTCGTTGTATATGTCGTAAAAGGCGTTATGCCCTTTCGGTGTCCCGATGAATGTGGCCCAGCCCAATCTATCTGCTAAAAGCGGACGGATAATCTCACCCCACAGCGATGGCTTCATATCAGCCATTTCGTCTAATACCACGCCATCTAGGAAGTTTCCACGCAAGGCATCAGGGTTATCAGCACCAAATAAGCGAATCCGTGCGCCATTAACCAGTTCAACCCATAAC